CTGTTGTATTTTCTTTTGAATTGAAATTTTATAATTCTTTTCACGTTCTTCTGAGGAACGTCTTGGAATTAGTATGTTTTCCTCTTTTAAGAAAGAAATTAATTTTATCATTATTTTATTATTTATAAATAGTCCCTTTAATATCTCCACCTTGTTGAATTATTATATTTTTAATTTCTTCTTTAGTGTATTTTTTTGAGATAGGAGTATTACTTAAATATAAACTCCCTCCTACTTCTAAATTATCTGGTAGTGAAGTTATAGGAGTATTACTTAAATCTAAACTCCCTCCTACTTTTAAATTATCTGGTAGTGAAGTTATTTTAGTACTACTTAAATCTAAACTCCCTCCTACTTCTAAATTATCTGGTAGTGAAGTTATAGGGGTATTAGTTAAATATAAACCCCCTCCTACTTTTAAATTATCTGGAAGTGAAGTTATAGGGGTATTAGTTAAATATAAACCCCCTCCTACTTTTAAATTATTTGGTAGTGAAGTTATAGGAGTATCTCTTAAATCTAAATGTCCCCCCACTTCTAAATTATCTGGTAGTGAAGTTATAGGGGTATCACTTAAATCTAAATCATCTCCTACTTTTAAATTATCTGGAAGTGAAGTTATAGGGGTATTAGTTAAATATAAATCATCTCCTACTTTTAAATTATCTGGTAATGAAGTTATAGAGGTATTAGTTAAATATAAACCCCCTCCTACTTCTAAATTATCTGGTAGTGAAGTTATTTTAGTACCACTTAAATATAAACCCCCTCCTACTTTTAAATTATCTGGTAGTGAAGTTATTTTAGTACCACTTAAATATAAATCCCCTCCTACTTTTAAATTATCTGGTAGTGAAGTTATAGGGGTATTAGTTAAATCTAAATCACCTTTAGACCCATCTTTTATATACTGTTGTATTTTCTTTTGAATTGAAATTTTATAATTCTTTTCACGTTCTTCTGAGGAACGTCTTGGAATTAGTATGTTTTCCTCTTTTAAGAAAGAAATTAATTTTATCATTATTTTATTATTTATATATCTATAAATATATTAATTTTATTAAAAATTATAATTTTTAGAGTATTTATGTTTTACTGCAAAGCCATTTTCACATAGTATTTTTTTTATCTCTATTAAAAATTCTTTGCCATCATCTATAGAGTAATCAAAAAGAAATGCATCATAGGTAATTAGTACTAATTTACTTTTGCATTTTTTAGATTCGATAAAATTTTTTATTTTTTCTATTTTAAAAATATTATTTTTAGTCTCTAGATTTTGTATAATATAATTAAAAAGCTTAAGCTTATTTATTTCTTGAGATTTTCTTAATAATTTTCCAGTAGGTAATATATAAGAACCATTTCTTTTATAAATATTCCAAGAATTCTCTATAAAATAGTCTAATCTAGAAAAAAATTCTATATTTTTATATTGATCATCAATACCCCCATATAGTTGTTTAAATGAAATTTCTTTAGATTTATTATACTCCTCTTGTGTAAGTTCATCTTTTGAAAAGTATAATTTTCCTAATTGAGTATGTATAGACTCTTGAGGATTTGTAAATTTATAGTCTATTAACTGCGCTATTAGCCTAAGATGATATGCATCAAAATCAAATTCTACTAAATAATCAAATCTAGGAATAAAACACTCTCTAAATTCTGGAGTTTTAGGTACTGCTACAAAATTTATATTTGAGAATGAATTTGATGGTCTACCAGTAGTATTATACATATTATAATATGAATAGACTATATTATCCTTTATTAGCAGATTTGGAGTAGTAAGATGATATGTGCTAATTAATTTAGAACTGTCTACTGCAATACCCTGAGTCTCAACCCAATTATATAAATATGAGGCCTTATTTAATATTTCATAATCTCTTTCTAAATCAAATAAATTTTCTACTTTCTTATATAAACACTCATATTTTTCATAATGCTTTGTGATTGGTATAAGTTCATTTATATACTGTGATGGGGCTCTATTATAATAAAAATCCCGATGTATTACTGTATCACACTCAAGCTTATTTTCTTCTATCCCCTGATCTAGTCTTATAAAATTTAAATCTACAGTATTATTAAGATCTAGAAAGTAAGAGTGGAATTTTTTATCGAGTAAATAGACTTTCTTGTGTGAATTTATAAAAGATTGAATCTGGGCTATTTCTAAGCTAAATCCTTCGCTGTGGTTTACAGGGAATATGTAACCTTTGCTGCCATTATTATAATAGACCAGTGAGCATCTAGTAAGCGCAGGATGACTTTTTTCTGAAGAGGGTATTACTTGAATAAAACAAACATCACTTGATTCCAGCCTTGAAAGCTGATCAGACGTTTCTATAATAAAATACATACATAACCTTTAATAGAATTTACATTATAATATCAAATTTTATCTATCTATCTCTTAAGTTGTTGGTCTAGCATATTTATCATACTTTCCATTTATAAAATCTTTTATACCTAAAAACGTAATATCTAAAGTCTCTGTTAATCTTTTATTTGTATCTATGATCCCAGCTCTAGAATCAAATTGAGATATTCTTATAGTATTAAGTGGTCCAGTTAATTTCCAAAAAATAGAAGCTGTCTGCCACAAGGTTATATCATATGGAGTAGTACCATTATTTATAGAGCTGTACTCTTCTGGTGATATTTCTATAACATAGCCCTTATTATTTATTTTCTTAGCAAAATATCTAATAATATAACCTCTTATATAATCACTATCTAAAATATATGGATAGTATGGCACTGGGCCATTTGCATTTGCATTAGACGTCTGAGTTGGATTTATTGTCTTTGTAGATGAATTAGTAGACGATATTGCATTTATTACTGATTGAGGTGTATTACTACTCGCAAGATTTAATAGAGCTGGAGAGTTTAATATTTGCGTTTTAGGAGTTAATTTCTCGCCTGGTCCTGTGAGAGGATCTGGTCCTGAATATGCTGAGCCGTCATATGTTAAATAGTACTGACCTACAAAAGATTGACCATTTAGAATAAAATCTCCTCCAGTAGTCTTTTGATTTGGTATTACTCTTGCAGATGGATAATATCTTAGTGGCATATTATATTAAATTATTTATTTGTTGTAATGTAGTATATTGATTTATATCATATCTATTAGATTTAAAATACCCAATAACAAATTTAGTATATGATACAGGATCATTTCCTGGCGACGACGACGGCGCGTATTTAGATAGATATTCAAATAAAGTCATATTTGATCTATAGATCCCTGATGTATTATTTAAAGCTCCTTTTAATACCTGATTCCATTGTGCTTTTATACCATCCTCTAATGTAGGATATGATGTTATAATATTCTTACTAGTATCTGTGCCTACATTACCTGGATTTTTTGTTCTATAAGCTACTGTAATTTTATCTCCAAATCCTTCAAATTGAGCTTGAGCTTGCATTAATATTTTTATACCTTTAGAAATATTAGGTAACGCTCTATCTTGTGCTGGAATATAGGTATTTTTTATAATATCATTTACACTTACATTTGATGCAGATACTATATTATTTTGAATAATAGCAGTCTGTTTTTGAAGCGGTATTGTACCAGATTTAGATCTTACAGATGTATATGCATCACTATTTCTAAGTATAGTCATAAATCCATCTATAGTAGTAGTCCACTCACTATTTTGAAAATTATGAGATATTCTGCCTATTGAAAATGCAACTCTTTTTGGAAAATTTTGAGTACTTAATTTTGATCTACTATATCTATATGGCAGCAGCCCCTCATCTATAGTAAATAATTGAAATGGATATAGACTTGATATTCCATCCATAGTTATATTTACTCTTACTGGAATTATCATCGCATGTACATTACCAGACTCTTGATTTCTAATATGCGCCATTTTTTCTATATAGTAATTTAAAGCCCTATTTTTTACATCATCTGTTAAAGAAAATGGCTGATTATCATTACTATTTACTTTAGCTCCATATATAGTTCTTACTACTTTATCAAAATTTATTGCTAGTTCTGCTCTGCTAAATCTATCAGTAGGTTGAGTATTACTATTTAAATTTCTTAAATTTTGAGCATCTCCAATTTCATTTTTAAATCTATCCCGCGTCCCGTAATTATATATCCCAAAATCTGAAGTATCTTTTGAAAGACTTACTTGACTCCCCGGCACTGGATTTGCTGCAATGGATATTAAATTTGAAATTTTATTACTTATATCAGTTCTTAATTCAAAAGATCTAGCTATTGAACCAACTCCATAAATTGGCAATTCAAATGCAGTATCATTATTTTTATCATAATTTATACAAATACCGTGTGTAGTTATAGAAGTATCTGCTGCGCCATTTACTTGATCATCTACTATAATATAGCAATTAGCATTATCATTATACGCTAATCTAAATGCATTTATTCCTCCAAGATATTTATTTAAATCTACTATTATAGTCTGTATAATAGACTGAAAATACACCTCATGATTATCGCTTGCTTTAGCATATCCTGATATAGTTTTTAAAAGATAATTAATATCAACTAAAATATTCATGAATTTACCAACATAACCATCTGTTTGAGGCTCGCCGTATTCGCTATTTTGTAATGGTAGATATTGATTTATAATATTATCAGTCTCTGGATCAAAGATTGTCTGATTAAATTCCTGCTCTTCATTTTTTCCATTAGTATTTTGTATAGTTTTTTTATAGGATATAGTTCCATTACTTGAAAGAATATCTTTATCAAATAGACTATCATAGTCACTTTTATCTCCTGTAAAACGTATTAAAAATTTTTCTGGGTCTATCGAAAATTGTTTTTTATTACTTAAAAAGAAATTAGTCTCTGGATTAAAATCTATATATGCCATAGGAGTTATGACTTCATTATTATAATTTGATCTATTATAAAGAATACCAGTGTGATTTAGCATCATAAGAAAAGATCCTAAGGTAATATAAATAGACTGTTTAGTGTCTTTATCTGGCACTTCCAAATTTAAAGATTCATCATATCCAGCGGTAAAAAGAGTAAATAATATTTCAAAATCTACTGGTTTCATATCATTATAATGATTTTTTAATGTTGGATTATTTCCAGTTACATCAAAAGCATTTTCTCCACTCATTAAATATCTGCTATTTCCATAATAGGTATTTATTTTTAATCTCTCTTTTTCATCTAATCCTCCATTTATGTATTTACTATATACATCATCAGTCAATTCAGCTTTTATTTGATCTACTGTAGGGAATATTCCATCAGGAAATATAGTTGAATATGCACCTTCAGAAAATAAATCTTTATAAAATTGATTTTGTATTTCTTTTTTTATAGTACTTTGATTTGGATTATTATATACATATAGCATTATTGATTTAAGCATAAGCTCAATAGCAGATTCAGATTCTATAGCGCTTTTAAATTGTTCTATATTATATTTAGCATTTATAGATTTTGTTTTATCTTTTATATCTTTATCATAATCTTTTTGTGCGGCTGAAATAGATTTATTATAATCATCTACTGGTTTATTCTCTGATAAAGGCTGAGGTCCTTCTACAGTTTTTATTAATGATAAATCGGCTAATGCTTTTAATGTTCCAGGCAGTCCAGGGCCTCCTAAATATATTCGTACATTTGGGTCAATAGCTGATAATTCTATATATGAAAATAAATTAGATCTAGATTTCCCATTTATATTAGAATATATAGCTTCAATTTTATATCTTGTATTTGAATTATTATATGCATCATAAATACTATTAGGATTATCTATATTCATAGGTATAGCAATACCTATAGCATACTTTTTATCTGGACCATATTCTATAGCCTTTGTATGAAAATTACCTAAAAGCGTAGCAGAAATATCATGTCCAAATGTTTGAATAGTATTTGTAAAAGCATTTGCATTAGGACTAGTTACTTTTAATAATCCAAGTAATCTAGGAATATCTAAAGTTACATATATATCATTAGATAATGAATTAAATTGTTTTGGTGCTATATATTTACCATTTATATCATTATTTATATTTTTAAAAAATATTGCATTATTTATAAGAGGATTTCCCTCTCCTCTTATATAATATGCTATATCTTCATCTGCTGTAGATGATTGATTATTTGCAGATTTACTAAATTCATATTTTGAGATCCATGTATCTGTTTCTTCTTGAGCTATTGATTTATATATTCTTAAAAGTGCTTCATTAGGTTTATTTTGTTGTGCATATAATTTTGTTAATTTACTTATAGCTTGAGCATATCCAAATTGTTTATAATCATTATTAAAAGTATTTTGATTTTTATTATAAAAATCGACTGCTTTTCTATTAGTTTCTTCAATAACTTCTTCTGTATTATTAATTTTTTCAACATCTTGTGGGGTTATGATATGACCTGTATGAAATAATAAATTTTGAAAAGGGTCAGATATTTGTGATTGAGCCCATAAATTATTCGTATTATTCAAATCACCTATTGCTTTTGCTAAATCATCTTGTCTTTTAGCAGCTACTTGCGCTTCTGCCTGAGCCGTCTCTGCTTTTCTTCTTCTATCTAAATAATCTTTAAGTTGATTTTCATAGGCTCTTGTCATACCAGGATGATTAATTTTCATATTATCCATAACTGCACCTAATGCAAGTGCTTTTATAGTACAATCATAGCCACCCTCTGAAGTCATGGCAAAATTAAATTGAGTTATAGTTGCAAGAAATCCGCCGTAATTCCCTAAAGATTTTTGAGTATTTGTATTTATTTTGATCATTAGCTCCTCTTTAGTCCAATCAGATTTAAAAGGATTTCCAATCATAAACATCTCTGATGAATTTAATTTCCCTAAATTATCAAAATATTTTGTATGACCCCACTCTATAAGAATTGTAAAACCTGGTCTAAAATATAGTACGTCTATAATATCAAGCTGTGATTTATCCCAAACTTTAAGATTTATATTTACAGTCCTAAGCGATCCCATTTTACCAGTAGACTCCACTGTCATACTAGTAATACCTGGCATAGGTCTATAACCATACTTTTTAATTTCACTATCTCCAAGCATGCCATATGATCCACCTAGACCATATCTAAGATTCATAGATCCATCTGTAAGAGGTGGTTTTATTGTATATTGTGAAGTACCTCCATATAATACAAATTTTTCAGCAAGACTGCTCTCATTTGGTAATGTGTCGCCTATTATATCTTCATAATTTTTATAAAGAGGGGATTTTTGTTGATTAGTAATAGAGGCGCCTGGATTATCGACTGATTCATTTTCAATTAAATCAACTGAAGACACTACTCTTATCCAAGAATTTTTATTTGCAAAATAGATTAGATCTTCTTGACTTCTATTCTTTTCAGAAAGTTTTTCACTTCTTTTTTTAAGCTGATTTGCAGCCCAGGGGTATATTGAATAACCTGCAATATTACATATTTGCTCTAAATCTGCTGTAGGCATAACTTATCTTACTGTGTTTATTTGATTATAATTATTTACTATTGATCTAATATCTGAAGGAAGTCTTAATTGTACTCCTATTGGAGGGAAAACACTATCACATGATAATGAATTTGCAGATGCGATTACCCACCAATATCCAGGATCTCCATAGATATTATTTGACATAACATCCATTCTATCTCCTAATACAGTAATAACATAAATATCATTATCAGACAGAGGAATATCTGGATATATAGCATTTACATATATAGATTTTGATCTAGGATCTACTGGATCGCTCTTTATTGTTAATATATTTTGATATCTATTTATCATTGTTTTATATTAATTATAGGTAATTATAATGGTATTTCTGGAATAGGAGTTTGAGTAATAGGAGTAGGAGTAGGAGTTTGTTGATTTATTTTGGATAAACATCTAATTTAGATCGTAAAAATCCCTGTTTTGTACCATTTGTAATTAAATTAGTAATAGAATCTGGCGTTGATCTACTTGGTAATATATCATGTATAGGTTTAAAAGTTATAGACACATCTAAAACATGTGGTAATTCTTGTAAACTAGATTTATCATCTATATTTATTTCCCAAGGTATACTATTGTCTACAGTGATATTTACATTTTCTAAAAATCCAGGTACTCTATATAAATAGTCCCCTAAAGTAATTTTTACTAGAGGCGCTCTCATAGTCTGATTTCCATTAGTAGAGTAATCTGGGTAGACTTGAGATATTAAATAATTAAGTTTATTATATAGAGGTTGTAGTTCACTTGCACTAAATGCTGCTACTTTAAAAGAAAATGATATACTTCTTGAAAATCCTTGATAAGTATAAAATTCTTCTCCTCTACCATAATATCTAAAAGAATTTAGTACTGCAGAATTTGAGTCTGTAAATCCATTAGATAATAGTACTCTAAATATAAGGGCCACATAGTTATTTGGATGATCATTATCTACACACTCAAATCCAAATTTTATACTATCAGTCTTTGGTATTTTAAATATACTAGCCATTATTTTATAAGGATCATCTCCATCTATAGGATTTATAGCTTGTGGATATCGTAAATTTATAACATCATTTCTTGATCCTGAAGTCTCTGAAACATTATATACTCCTATGCGTTTTTGCATAGAGCCTGTATTAGTATAAGGTTCTGTTTTAGTAAAATCCTTGCTGCCTTTTACAGGAGTCTGTTGTGCAATTTGAGCATATGTCATATTACTACCTATTAAATTTATAGTAGTATCAAATGCTCTTTTTATTACTGTATTTCCAGATTGATACCCTGAATTTGGTCCACCTGGATAATTAAATAGTGTATTTGCAGTTATAGAAATACCTAAACTTTTAGCAAGTGCTAGATCTATTATTGGCACATTAAATACTGTAGTAGGTGCAGTAGTCATATTGCTAATCTTTAATTTAGTAAGTAATAATAATCTATTATTTACTGCATCATTAGATATATTTTGAAATCCTACTGTATCTGCATAGTATTGATCTCTAGCACCAAAATTAACACTGCCCACTCTTGTAAGATGTCCTCCGGTGCCCTGTATTTTAACTTGACCTAAAAGATTATCTACACTATATACTCGAGTATTTTCTACAATTCCAGGCAAAGTTTGTGAATTATATGAATCTATAAAACTAGGACCAGTTTCCATTTTAGGATTTGTAAATTGTAAAGTTCTCTGTTTATCTAAAAATATTTTACCTTTTACTGGATCATTTAAAAATGCCTTAATCCTCTGCGTGTCTATTTCTCTTGAAGGGTATGTACCTCCTCTAATAGGAAAATCTACTAATGTCCCAATATCCGCTTTTATAGTAATGCCTCCAACATCAGCAGAGCCGCTATTATTAAATTTCACATATGGCTGTCCAGAATAACCTCCTCCTTTTTGATCTTGTGAAAATTTTAAAGATGTGTATTTAGTTTGTAGATTTATAAGTGCCATTATATTACTAATATTTTGTTTGAGATGCGCCTGTTTGACCTCCAGTATGATATGGATGAGTATTTGTACTATCTGCTGCTGGTAAATTATAATACACGGTCTGATTAGCCTGTCCTACTTTATGACCTTCTTGTTGTATAGTACTAGTTAATTGAATTGTTACTGGTTGTACTCTATTTTGAGTAGGCGTAGTAGATGGTGTGGCTGCTGATGTATTATCTCTAAAACCTACTTGGTTAGCTGCAGCTGCTGGGGAAATACTTAAAGTTTCTATTTCTCCAGCCGCATATCCAGCTGCTGCAGCTACAGCCGCAGTCTTTGCTGCTCCTATTAATAATCCAGCACCCGCTCCGGCAGTTGCTCCCCCTGTTACAAATGCCAATCCTACTAAACTAGCCCCTATTGCAGCTTGAACTCCAGCCAATATCCATAGCCACTTTGCAGTTGAATGAAGTACATTTGCCATATTTTTTGGTAAATCTTTTATAAAGTCTGATATTGTATGTACCACCCCTTGAATTTTTGTTATCATATTATGTACAAAACCTGAATTTTGTAACATATCTTGAAAACTTTTTATTATCCCACCTAGCTCCCCTTCGAGCATTCTACCTAAAGTATCTTTGATATTATCAACTATACTATTCCACCTGTCTGCTATTGATGCTGATCTGTCCTGCTCTGCAGCCTGCTTTCCTAATATATCTACTATTTGATCTTGCGTTTTATGCTGCTTAATTAAAGTATTATAAGTTTCTCCTGCAGTTGCATTTTCTGCTATACCATATTTATGTACTAATTCTTGCTTTTTTATGATCTCTGCCAAGCTCTCTTCAGACATATTCATAGCTTCTGCGTATGATTGTCTTTCGATAGTATTCATCTTCTCAAACTCAAGCATACTAGGAATCCTCTTTCCTATCTCTGCCATTAATCCAGCTGTATCGTGTGTAAGTGAAAGGTACCTTAGCCTCTGTAAATTAAGATCTTTTCCTGTAATAAGCTGAGCTTCAAATTCTTTACCTATGCTAGTTTCAAAATCAAGAAATCCATTTGTTGTTGCGTTAACTTGATCTAATGAAAGTCCTAAGGCATGTGCCTTTACTACTGCTGCTGCAAGAGCTGGAACATTGCCTTTGAAATTTAAGAGTACCAATGAAGATACTTTAGCCATCTCATTCATCATCTGTCTTTGGGACATCAATGATTTTGTTCTGCTCCCTTCTACTTGTCTTATAGCATCTATGGTATAATACGTGTCTTTAAAGGATTTCCCACTCAAAGCAGAATTGTCCATTATAGACCCAAAATGTTCTGCTGTTAAACCAAACTGTCTTTGTAGTATTGCAGCTGTCTCTGTTGTCTCTTTATTATTGTCTAAAAAAAGACCTGATGCTTCAGTAAGAGTTGAATAGGCCTCTCTAAGTTGTTTTGTATTAAAGAATAGATCTCCTGATGTGTTTGCCATATCAAGAAAAGAATTCTGTAACCCTCTTGCAGCCTGTTCTCCTATGCCAAGATTCTTAGCAAATTCAAATATTTGACTATTCCAACCAATAAGTAAATCATATGCCTTCTTGGCAATGTCTACTATAAAACTAAAAGCTTTTTTTATACCATCCCATATCGCATTCTGGGCTTTCATTACAAGACCAAATTGAATCATTGGATCACTGAGTGCTTCTTTTACAGATGTCTTGAGTATCTTCCATCTATTTATCTCTGTTGTTTCACCATCTATTCTTCTGTCTATCTGCTTATTGAGCTCCTCATAATACTTAGTCATGATGCCAAAATTGTCCTTCATAGACCCGGCAATTCTATCTGTCAATCTTAGCTCCTTACCTCTTATTTTTTCTGCATCTTTTGCTTGATTTACCTGAAGCTCTCTTAGTTTAAGCTGCTCTTGTAGAGACATTTGGACTTTAAATAGAGCCAGAGCTTCAGCTTGTGTTGAATCAATAGTGCTATTTAGTACATCTAGTTGAGAATGATATGTTCCTATAAGCTTTTGTTGTCTATCATACTCTTTTGTTCCTAACTTTAACCTAAGACTAGATGCTTTTTCTATTTTGTCAAGTATATCTCTCTCTTGTCCTGCTATCTTTTCTGCTGATTTTCTAACTTGTTCATTAATGTCTTTTAATCTACTATCAACAGTTCTACTCTTTGTTTTAACTTCATAAATACTATTCTCTATACTCTTAATATCAAGGGCGCTCTTTTTTGTTATATCATACGAAGAGCGAATCTTTTCAACTGCAGAAGCCACTTTCTTCAATTCACTTAGTGTCTCCTTAGTATTTGTAGTTAGATCACCAGAAGCCTGAGCAAGTTGTTTATAGAAGTCAAACGCTTCTCTGAGCTGTTTTGGATCAGGTCCTTGATTTATATTTTCGTTCGCCATCTGCTAATGTGTATAGGTATAAATATCAGACATGACTACTTTTTAGCTCGCGCTTTAGAAACAAAATCTGGGGGTTTAACCATCGCATTCTTTGTATCATCAGACATCTTGAACTTCTTCATATCAGTCTTCTCGGTTATCGTCTGTGACTGCTGGTTGCGCTGTTCTTGAACCTTTCCTAAGAACTCATTGATCTTCTTAAGGCTGAACTTCCTATGTGAAATCGGCATATCCCAGACATTCTGCCAGCTAAATCCTCCATTTCCATGATAAACTAATTCAAAAACTTCCGTCATCATAAGAGATCTGTACTCTGGTCCTGGAAAGAACGGGCAGTGCTGGTACTCTATAGGATCAGAGTTCTGTACCTGGAAAAAAGAACTGGGCAGTCATCGGAAGATCTACCTCGGCCTCCTGTCCGTCTTTGAATTTTATGGTGATCTTCGTTGATATATCTGGCGTGATCGAGTTTATGTACTTCCTTAGATCTACAGAATCCTTTGCCATCAACGCTGTATCTACAAATTCGCGTATTGTCTTTGCATTATAATCTCCATTTATTGATGTGATCTGGTGCTTCATGCGTAGACTAATCGCTCCTGGCTCAGTTCCTAGCGCTTTCTTTAGACCTTTAGCTTCCTCATCAATTCGCTTATCGTCTCCTACTGTAAGTAGCTTAAATGTGATCTTATTCTTTGAAAATGGCAGAGTAAATTCAAACTCATTTTTTCCTGTGAATAGGCTCTCATCTATCTTTTTATATTCCATAGTCTGAAGGTCTGCGTTGATGACTTCTTCCTCTCCTGTCTCTGGATGTGGATACTTAAATTGGTAGTCCTTGCCGTAAGCTAAGATCCTTGCTGAGATGAGTAGTCCATTTCTATCACCAAGTATTAGATCATCATAGTTAATATCTGAGGAGATTAGTGCCTTAAGAGTCTTCTCTATAGCCGTGCCGCTTTTGAGATTATTCACGTTTGTAAGTAGGTCTTCGTGTCGAGCTGTCATATATTTCATCTCTATTTGACCTGAAGATAGTGGATTTTCTTTAGAATAAACTAATCCTCTACTTGGTAATTCTACTATTTCTGTAGGTACTACAAATTTCTGTTCTGCCATGTGCAACTGTTTTTTATATAAATATTTAGAATATAAATTTTTTCTTTATAGATTATAAATAAACTTTTTGAGATTAAAAAGATTATGTATTAAGTTCTATTATAAGTCCACTATTTATCATTTCTCGAATCTTTCTTCTATGAACTTTAAATTCACGAGCAGCTTCACTAATGGACTTATAAATCTTTTTAGTCTCTATATTCATAATAGGTTTTGACATGTGATTGTTATCAGTCATTCTTTTTGATGCTAACACTTTAAATTCTAGTCGTTTCATACAATTTTTTTCTCCACTAAAAATTAAACTTTTTAACTTTTTCATCTCTGGAGTATTTTGTGCAATCTTCTGAGCTAAACTTTTTCGATATTTCGTTATTCCAGATTCTTTTTTTCCTATATGAGATAATCTTTGTTTTTCTTTAATATCAGGTCTTTTATTTGGATTTTTATCTCCTGATGAAGATATCGATATCTTTTTTCTAGATTCTTGCGAAAGATTCGTATTTCCATCACCCCCATCTGTTAAATTTACCAAAGTTCCATTTTTCAAATCTTTTCTACCGTAGTATGAAATCCAAAAAATTTCTTTATTTTTAGCTTCATCTGGAGTTAGCCATTCATCACTTATAATCTCTACTATATAATCTGTACTATTTACTACATTATTCCAATGAGAATTTCTTTTGCTTTTTTGATAAGCTCTACTATAATAATCTTCTTTAATTAAACCACCTATACCTATATAAAATACCTCATTTTTATCTAATCTTATGTGTCTATAAACATATGCCATAAAATAAAAGTGAGCCAAAATAAAATAAAGTCCTCGTACGACTCTACTTTATAATGGCTCAATAAGTTTATTTATAATATGATGTACGAGATCAGACTATTCTATAATAAATATCAGATAAAATAAGAAAAGCCCACCAAAAAGATGAGCTCCTTCTTATATCTATTGTTAATGATTTATTAATAATTTAGTATGGCGTAGTCATAACCCAAAGTCAGAGTTAATTCAATTGGATCTGTTGTACTCCAGTCATAATTACCAGCTGAGAATGTCTTAATAAATGCACCTTTCACAATCCACTCGCTTACTATATCTCCAACTGGTCCTACTATATCTAATGTTATGTCTTTCTTATAGAAGTCAGAATAGCCATCACGACCAGTAACTGATTCATGATGCAATCGGACCCACTCCATACATGCCTGGGTGCCTGATGGACTGATGGGATTATAAAGAGAAAGCTCAATATCTTTCCATTCAGCTTTACCCTTTATCTTGAAATAAGTATTAATATGATCCAATTTGATTTCTCCCATTTCAACACTAGGAGCTGATGCTTTTTTAATCATGTATGAGGGAATGCCATCAATATACATAATAAACCTATTGCTTACCGTAGGTTCAAATGCCGTATAAAAGATTTCTGCGGGATCCAAAATTCCTGCCATTTTATTATAGTTTTATGTTGTTATTTAATTATAAATATCTTTACTTTGCTTTTTTTGCTTGTGCTTTCCACATTGCAGCAGCTGCTACTTTTTGTCCTGATTCTTTTGAACCATATTCTTTTGCTGCTTTTGCGGCTAATTTATCAAAGCCTTTGCCTGCTTTACCAATGTCTTTTCCAGCTTTGGCTTTTTTAGCTACTACTGATTTCTCTTTCTTAGTCATTCCAGTAGATGGCTTCTTTTTAGCTTCATTTAATTCTATTGTAATATCTCCATTTGGGCTAACTTTTTTTACTACTCCCTTTTTAGTTTCAGAGCCACTTTTTAATTCAATAGGATCGCCTTCTTCATGATTATGATATTGAGCTGTCCACAGTTTACCATCTAATTTTGTCTTGAAATTATCTCCACTAGCTATATGTATCATGGCTTCATCTAGATCATCTCCAATAAATTCTTCATATGCATATTTCATAGCCTCTTCAGCTTCAGATCCATTCATTACATTTCCAAGTATATACTCTAGAATTTTAATATCTGATACTCCAAATTCTCTTAAAGTTTGTAATATTCCAAAAGCCTCTTGTCTTGGATTTGGAAATGCCTCATTTAGTATTTTGTCTTTGAGAGTCTCATATAGTGCAACTGGCACTTTAACTCTTACGATTGTATTTTTATTCATATTTATTTTTTATTATGCAAAGCTTGCGCCAGTTGGTAATATATTAAATGTAAGTTGTATAAATTCAGCAGTTCTAGTTGGTTGTATGTATATAGTACCCACTAATTCATTTCTATCTACTACATCTGGTGTATTATTAGTTTCATCCATTACTACAGAGTAGCTATAAAGACCTTGACGCTGTTGTACTGAAGCTAAATATGGATTTACAGCATTCAAGAATTTATTACGAGTTACTTGCGTATTTGGTTCGAATACTAGATTTCCAGAAACTTGAATAATATATCTTTTAAGAGCAATCAGTAGTCTACGTACATTTACTCTATCAAGAGCAGATGCAGCAGCTTGAAGAGTCTTTTGACCATATATCACTGTTCCCACTGTAGGGAAATTTGCAATTGGATTTACTTTAGAAGAGTATAGTGTATTTCTATCAGTAACTGAAAGTTTTCTTTCTGGTTGAAGTACTGTAGTTAGACCACCTCTTGTAAAACCAGCGGGTGCAAACCACTCAGCAGCAATCTTGTCATTATATTCATATACTGCTGGCACCATAGTAGAAGCAGGTACCCAGTTGATCTTTCCAGTCTCTTGAGATTTTACCTGCACCCATGGCCAATATGTAGCTCCATACGAGCTATCAAAAGTTTTAGCTTGAGTCGTTACTGTATTGATATTCTGACCATAGCCTACCATATCAACTACTGCAATATTATCGCCTCTAGTTTGAGCTAATTGAAGTAGAGATGATATTTCAGAAGAGGCATTTTGAGATGTTAAACCTGGAGCAAAAATAGCATTAAAATCATATGCATCTTTGTTACCTAATAGATTTATAACATTATCATAATCAGAAGCATGAAGACCTTGTATATTACTATTTGGAGTAGATACTACTGAGTTTACTGTAGGTATATTCTGGAACATATTTACTGCCTCTATTCCATAAGATCCATAGATTGCTCCAGTTGATCCTCCAAATGCACCATTATTTGATCCTGAACCTATAAGTGGCAGAGATGAAGTGTATTGAGATTGTGGAGTACCATATGGTGTAAAATAATCTGGAGTTTTTAGATTCACAGATTTTACTCTTACATATGCTGATTTATTTACATAAGAACCAGTAGTTTGTATGTAGAAATTACCTGTACTAGGATCTGAAGTTAAATTTTGAGCTTGATCACCAATTACATAAGTAATATAGTTATTCTGATTTGGATCTAGAGATAGTCCATTCCAAGATTCAAGTACTGTTTTACTATTTTGATAATCATCACCTCTACGAATATTCAAATTAAATGTACCAGAGCCAGTATCAGAATAAGTAATTTCATATCTGATATTTACAGAAGATCCTGATGGCAGAGCCCCATTTACAGCAGAAGACGCACTATAAGAATTATCCATTATAGTACCCTGAGATATTGTCTCAAGTACAAATGATGGAATTGATCCAGAAGCAGCAATACTTGCAGTTGCAGAAGTATATGATCCAGATACTACACGAGTTACTAGAAGTGATTGACCCCCTTGTTGGAAATATCCTAATGCAGCAATGCTAGTAAGATATTCATAAGGTGTAGCTCCAGAAATAAAAGTAGAACCAAATAAACTCTTATATTGAGAGTATGTAGTTACTACTGTTGGAATGTTTACAGGACCGATAACTGTAGGACCTATTATAGCCGCACCTGCAGCAATAGGACCTTGTGTTATTTGACTCTGATCATTTTCTATGGCAAATACGCCAGGACTTATTAATGTTTCAGCCATTTATTATATGTGTTTTTATAACAATAAATATCATCATTTTTTTATGAAATCTCTCCGGACTCTATATTTATCATAACATTTCCATATTTTGATTTAATTTCATCAAAAATAGTGTTTTCTTTTTGTTTTAGGGCTTTTATTTTAGATTTTTCTTCATCTATTTTTAGCTCTATTGCTATTTTCTGAAATTGTAATTCTCCTAAAGCAGATGCTATTTCTAGAGCATCTTGTCTTATTAGATTTATAATTTTAAGTTCCTCTTCTGTAAGTTTATTCATAACGTTTATTTTATTATAAATATGCTTATATTTTTATAAACATCAACTATTTTTTAAAAAATTGATACGACTGTTCCAGGGTTTACTAATGAGTTCCAGTTTAAAGTATTTGAAAATGTGGGTTTCCATACCCATATGGTTTGTCCTGCTGAGCTATCTATATCTGTTACTGTAACATAATGACTACTTTGTGTAGCTCCACTAGAAAGAATAAATGTAGCTTTAGTACCAGGTGTACCTGATTTTATAATATTAGGGTTTGTTATTGTAGTTGTAAGTAAGTTTAAAGAAGTACTTACTGTATATGTAATACCTGTAGAAAGTATCATAGTTACATTAAATCCCCCTGTCATATTAAGTGTACCTGCAGTATATCCAGCAGAACCTGCAAATGTTACTGTTTGGTTAGAGGTAGTTATATTAAAAGTAGTTACTGATAATAGAGAGTTTATTGTTAAAGTCATAGATGCCCCAGTTAAAGACATAGTACCCCAGGTCATACCTGTAGTATTAAGTGTTGTTGTTCCAGTTATAGTAAAAGTACCTGTGGGGCTTATTACACCTGATGTATAAGTTATAGTCCCAGTAGAATATGAATTTGTACCTAATGTTATAGTATTTACACCTGCATCAAATACTACACTATTCTGTAGTCCAGCCGAAGATGTACTCATAGTACATGTACCTTTTATATAAAAAGTAGTAGTACCACTCATATTATAGTATTGAAGAGTACCTCCTGATATATAAATACCATATCCATTAACTACACAAGTGGCACTATTAGCATTTGAAATACCTAATGAAGTATATGCATTACTTATTAATGTTATAGTTGATGAACTAGCAAAAGAAAGTTTTAAATTCAAATAATTCCCTAATCCACCATTATTAAGATCTAATGTAGTAGCACCAGTCATAGCCAGTGTAGAGTTAGTTGTACCTGTTACAGTACCTGCTATATATGTTATAGTACCTGTATTATAAGTTAATGTACCTGCATATCCACTCCAAGTTATTACACCAGATGTATTGATTATAAGATTATTCTGTAATGTACCATTTCCACTTGTTAATGTTCCAGTACCTACTAATTGAATAACTGCTGTACCTGTTGTAGTACAAGTTGTTCCATTAGCTACATGAAGATAAAAGGACGTTTTACAAAATATATTACCGCTATTTATAGTAGTAGTTAATGCTGTAGTAGATGCCGAAGTTGATACAAGAGCGTTTACTGTTAAATCACCGCTTAGTGTAAAAGTAGAACTTGAACCATTACAATAGAATTGAAATGGCACGCCTATTATGTTTGCATTAGATGTTATAGTAGCAGTATGTGTTGTTGCATCACCATAACAAGCCAAAGTACCTGTACCAGACCATAGTGTATTTACTCCAATAGTAATATTACCAGATACGTTTATACCTGCATTTAATGTTAAAGTACTAGTATATCCTGTAGTATTAAGTGTTTTACATACACTGGTACTACTGATAGTACAAGCACCTGAATTGGCATCTAGTATAGCATTATCTGTAGAAGTAGGTACTGCTCCTGTTGCACCTCCTCCACTTGTCAAGCTCCAGTTTGTAGCTGTTGACCAAGCAGAGTTACCTGAGTTTCTAAAGTAATAAGTTGCCATTTAATTATACTGTTAATGTTTGTCCTATAGGTATTTGAGGTATTAGATTAGCTAGAATAGCTGCACTGTCTATTTTACTCTGCTCTGTTATCATTCTATTAGTAATATTTTGAGCAATTTCTTCCTGTGATTGCGGTCTAAAATGTGCTACATCAACTACTATAGTTGTATTAGATAGAGTCATTTCTACTGTTGTATTAATCCCGTCATCTACTTGGGTTACACTTAAAATTTTGTATTGCATATATTATGTTCTTTTTATAGCTATAGTTAATTTTGACCAGGTGACTGTTGGTGAGCTGCCTGTTATTATATATTGTATTTGTGTATTTGCTGCTAATGATGAAGTTGCCCATGATGATATAGCTGCTGATGAGCTTTGAGCAGATGTCAATGTTGGTAAGTTACCTCCTGGAGCTACTATTGAAACACCATTTACTCTCAAATCAAATTGAATAGATCCTGAGTTATTTGCATCTATATAGTAATTTGTTATTGTAAAAGGGTAGGTTGTTCTATAATATCCGGTCGCTGTAGTTGATATATAACCGCCTTGACCATCAAATGTTACTCCTATCTGTTCTGTTATGGTTGCATATGATGCTGTAGTGGCATAGGAAGATGTTACAGCATATGAAGCAGATGTACTAGAAGAAGCATATGAAGCACTAGTTGAATTTGAAGCATATGATGAACTAATTGCTTGTAATACATAACTTGCAGTTGTAGCATATGAAGCTGAACCAATTAATTGTCCTGTAAATGATCCCGTAAAAGAGCCTGTTGCTGTTAATATTGAACCATCCCATGTAAGATTTGTTACTCCTCCAAATGCTCCAGCATTATTATATTGAATTTGGCCAGTAGATCCACCTGGAGTAGTAATTCCACTTGAGCTTCCACCTGCACCGCTACCTCTAAATAAACCCGCTTGATATATAGTAAATGAAGTTGCATCAGTGAATACGGCATTACCTCTTAATATCATATACCCTACATAAATAGCATTTGCTGCTGTATTAGGCGCTTCTGTAAATAATTCAGTATTTACTGCTGCTAGTGCTAAAGCTTGACTAGTATATATTGCATTTCCATAGTAAACATAAAAAGCTTTTGTGCTACTATTTGGGAAGTAATACACTCTTTGTATAGACCATCTATTATTTGCAACAGCGGCTAATGTACCATTATTTGAATATTTTGAGGGATCAATTGTAGTATAACCAGCGCCACCATTTGTATCATAAACCCAATTATTAGTTCCTGATCCAGATTGATAGTATCTATATATTTTTGAAATTGTAAGACCTGCAGGCTCTGATATATAACTTGGATTATTTGGATCTATTGTGTAATTCCTTCCGTCTACCCAAGCAGTACCACCTCCTAAAACTAATGAACCTGTTGAAGATCCACTTGGTGCTAAAGTATATCCTGAAATTTTCAAAGGACCGAATGCCTTTATAAAATCAGATGTTCTTTGTTTCCAACCATAACCTGTACTAGGGAATGTTTGAAATGCATTTATATTTGTGTGGTTTTGATGTACTACTACTCCAATTGGAATTTTAGTATTAAAGTCACCATCTGTATATGGAATGCCTTGAGCTTCTATAACATTTGAACTATTGATAGCTACAAACTGTTGATCGAAAGAGGCTGAAAGTGCATCAATTGTTTTTGATAATTGATTCCATTGTAAATATTGTATAGTTGTATATGGATCTCTACTCGCTGTTGATGCATTCAAATTTACAATAATTCCTGAACCAGATGATATGTAATATGTATTTGTTCCAAGAGATGCAGAAATAATACCACCACTTAAAAGACCTGAGTATAAATTACCCTCTAACCATCTAAGACGAGTTACGTTATTAAATCCAGCGCCATTTTGAGAAAAATATAAGTCTTGTGTCGATCCTGATACATAAATGTATGATGATGATATTGAATTGTCTATATTTTTAACTACTGGTAGGAATTTAATCACTCCATTCGTTTCCACATCACCGTAAACTTTAATAGTTGGTGTAGTGGGCACAGTAGTTGAACCTGATATTATTATACTACCCGATAGTGTAGTATTTCCATATAGATTATTATTTCCAATTTGAGTAGTCGATCCAGTAACATTGAAAGACCCCGTTAATTGTAAAGTTTGTATTAAAGGATTTATATAAGAAGCTGTTAATGCGTTAGACGAGCTTATTGCTATACTAACATATGAAGCTGTTACTGCATAAGAAGCAGATGCTACACTATTACTATTTGTAAATATTGATCCTGTTACAAATGATGCTGTCAGCGCATTAGAAGCACTTGTAGATGTATTACTATATGAAGCAGTTATAGAATATGAACTTGATAAAGCATATGAAGCTGTTCCAAATAAAGATCCGGTGTGTATTCCTATAAAAGAACCAGTAAAAGATCCAGTATTATAACTACCAGTAAAAGCATTAAATGATGCAGTAGTTACAAGAGAACTTGTATTTATATTTTGAGTTGGTGCCCAAGATGCTGATAATGCATATGATGCGCTGGTTGAATTTATGGCGTAAGATGCTGATGTACTACTTGATGCATATGACGCAGAAGTAATACTACCATTATAATATGAAGCTGTTATTGAATAACTTGCGCTTACTGCATTTAGTACATAAGAAGCCGTACTTGCATTTTGAGCTTGAGATGAACTTATAGAATAAGACGCACTTAACGATTGAGATGCATAGCTTGCACTTATTGCATTAAGTACATACGATGCCGTCACTGCATTTAAAACATAAGATGCACTTTGCGCATTCTGAATATAGCTAGCAGTTAAACTATACGATGCTGATATTGAATATGAAGCAGTTCCAAATAAAGATCCTGTATGTACTCCTATAAATGACCCAGTAAAACTTCCTGTATTATAACTAGATGTAAAACTATTTGGTACATAGTTTGGAGTATAAGACGCAGTACTTGCAAATGAAGAACTTATTGCATTTAATATATAACTCGCCGTCTGCGCATTCTGGACATAACTGGCTGTGCTAGAATATGATGCAGATGTAGTTGTATTGGAATATGAAGCCGATGTAGAATTTGATGCATAAGAGGCGCTAGTACTATAACTTGATGATACAGCATATGAAGCACTTAAGCTACTAGACGCGTAAGAACTACTTACAGCATTTTGAACAAAGCTAGCTGTATTAGAATACGATGCAGATGTTGAATTTGTCGCATACGATGCGCTAATACTATAACTTGATGATATTGAGTAAGAACTTGATACTGCGTTTAATATATAACTTGCCGTTACTGCATTTTGTGCTTGTGAAGAACTTAATGAGTATGAACTGCTTATAGAATTTTGTGATAAACTAGAGCTTGTAGAATATGAACTAGATATTGCATTTAAAATATACGAAGCAGTTTGTGCATTCTGAACATAGCTAGCAGTATTTGCTAATTGTGCTCGTGATGAACTTATAGAATAAGAAGCACTTAAACTATAACTAGAAGATATTGAATAAGAGGCGCTTAGACTACTAGAAGCATATGAACTACTTACTGCATTAAGTGAGTATGAGGCTGTACTTGCATTTTGAGCTTGAGATGCAGATAGAGCATACGAAGCGCTTGCCGCATTTTTAATATATGATGCAGTTATTGCATTATTTGCCCAAGAGGCAGTACCATATAAACTTGCAGTAACTCCATTTGTCACATATGCTGCTCCAGAAACTGTTATATCATTTTGATTTACCTGGAATATATCACTTCTATTTGTGGAATTACCATTACCTACTATAAAAAGTGAAGATGTATTATTCTGAGCATTGTATACGCCTACTACAGTTTGATTTGAGCCAGATGCTATTGTAAATCCCCCTTCTGCATGTGAAAAATCTCCTATTGCTCGAGTAAATTGACCTTCAGCATGTGAATATTTTCCTAATGTTTGAGTACTATCCCCTTCAGCATGTGAATAATTTCCTAGTGTTTGAGTATTAAATCCTTCAACATGAGAAGCAAGTCCTATAGCTTGAGTATTATACCCTTCTGCATGCGAATAATATCCAGATGCAATTGTATAATACCCTTCGGTATGAGTAAATATTCCACTTATTGTCTGATCTGCTCCAAAAGGTAATAAAACTCCAGGTATTCCTATATATACCTGAGTAGTATTTACTGATGTATCAGATAATGTTATTACTGTATTAGAACCATTATATAAAATACTAATTATATTAAATATTACTAAACCGTAACTGTCATCATATAGTGAATCATCTAGTAATATATATTCTGTAGAAAATTGACTGGTTACATTTCCATATATAGAATCTAAAGTTATAATACCATTTATTATTGAAGTGGAATTATATCCATATTGGCCGGTATTTGTAACTACGCCTTCGGCATGTGAATAATCTCCTATAGCTCGATTGTTAGTCCCTTCAACATGAGAAGCAAATCCTATAGCTTGAGTATTACATCCTTCTGCATGCGAATAATATCCAGATGCAATTGTATTTACGCCCTGTTGTAAAGATAATAAATTATAATTATATATAAAATTAGAATCTCCATAAAAATCTCCATTATTATTTACTTGCACAGACATATCTCCACCTGCCGCTGGAGATTTTAAAGCATAAGAGGCGGTACCATATAAAGATCCTGTAAATGATCCACTTAAAGGATAGAGTAATTGTTTATTATTTAATTTAGACATGTTTATGCAAATTTACCTATAGCGAGTATAATGTCAGTATTTGAAAGAGTATAACCTAATGTAGTTGTATCTACTACTAGTGTAGATGTGGAAATATCATCTGTTGTAAAAGACACTATAGATGATTTCTCTATAAAAGTACCATTGATAAAAAAACTAAAATTATCAATACTAGTAGGTGGTAGCCCAGCAGGTGCTACTGCAAATATTCCATTAAATTGTGCAGTATTATCAGTAATTACAGTGGCCGCTATTTGAGTATTTATAGCTAGATAATGTACTACTGCTACATCAACTCCACTATTATTTGTTATATTATACACATTATTTATTGAGTCTTTAACTAGCGCAGATTTAACTCCTGATGCCGCTGCTGTAGCTGCTCTGCTTGTTGCTGTCTCTGTGCCACTTGTTGTCTCTAGACCAAATATAACTTTAGTTAATCCAAATGCTCTGCTTGCACCTGCTATTTTACTCATATCTGTATCTGGAATAAGATATCCATTTAATGTAAGATTAAAGCTGTTCCTAACCAGCCTATCGTCTCCAAGATCATAAGATATTGTATCATTGAATGTTTCTATCGCACTATAAAATAGAAAGCGATTAGGATCGCCCCAGTAGCTTCTAGATGCAAAGTTTAAAGATTCAATAATTCCATCCATTTGTTCTACAAAATATGTCCACACTATACATTCATATTCTACTGTGACATAATCTGGAATTATAGCCGCTATATATTCTGTTTCTGGAAATCTTGAATTTAGCGCATTAAAATTACTATAATTATTTCTTTGAGTATAGGCCTTTTGAAAATATTGAATATTCCTTGATTTATTTCCATCAAGTTTATTTCCTAAGTTTCTATTTTGAGTTATTGAATTTCTTTTAAACATCAAAAGAGGAGCCATTAATTTTCCTTTTTGATCTCTATAATACCCGTCTGACTGTACACTTTTCCAATTTTCAGGAGTTCCATATAATATAGGTATTGTTATTTTTGAATTATTTTGATTTACTGATAATTTTAATATATTATTAAAATAGTACATTACAGCATCATCTATATCTTTTATGCCTATAGAAAATACTTTATCAGTATCATTTTTTAAAGAGTATTCATATGCTCTATTAAACTCTGGTTGTCCTAATTTTTGAGGTTCAGTAAATACAGATTCAATAAGTCCAGCATCAGGAACATAGGGATTTTGTAGAGTTTGCATAAACTCTCTTCTATTCTTTGGTCTTGTTTGTTGTATTCCTCCTGGCATTATATCATATTTATATTTATACCTAGACTATCAGGACTAGTATAGTGTCCTTTTAGTATTATTGAATATGAAGATCCATAATTTTCATATCCTGGTCTATAAGCATATTCATTATCTCTGCCCATTATAAGTTGATTCTCATTTACATTATCAATTTGATAATAGAGCTCATTATACATAATTACATCACCCACTTCTGGAACTACATTAGCCTCTATAAGATGATCTTTTAAAAATCTAAATTCTATATCTTCAGTATTATCTGGACCAAATTCAGTCTGATTAAATTGAAAATCTGATCTTTGCACAAGACAATATATAAGAACTGGTCCAATATAAGTTTTAGCGGAAGATTCTCCATATGTATTTACTGGAGTGTCTTTAAGTACAATTTTATAATATCCAATAGACGTAGAAATAATATTTTCCATGTACTCTCTGGAAATTCTTTTCATTGTTCCTATATCTCTAACTGATCCAAATAATGGCATATATTAAATTTTATCCTATGTATATCAATAGAGGTACTTGATTTAAAGTATTATTTATAGATTGAGCCTCTGCTGCTTTTCTTTCTAATTGAGCCTGCCTTGTCATATCATCTAATTCTATTCTCAGTCTCTCTTTTAGTGCCACTTGCGCTGTTTGTCCTTTTTGTATTAGATCAGATCCATTTAGACTCATTTCTGATCCAGGATTGCCTATTTGTGTGTACTTACCTCTCACAAGTCCTAGTAATTCAGATGATAGCGCTAAAGTATATTCATAAATCCATTGTCTACCTGGGCGATTAATCTGAGAATATGTAATAGTCCCATAAGGTGCTTGAGATGGATTTGCTACTAGATTAGCACTTCCTGAAAAAGGACTATTTATCATAGGATTTCCAATCTCACTTTTCTTTGAGTATCTTATCCAAAGAGTACTATTTACTTCTGGATTTGGAAATATCTTTAATTTATTATTTATTATCTCAAAAGAATACGCACTTCTACGTACTATATTTGACATTTCAATTTCTTGAATTCTTTGAATATCCCAATATATAGGAAATAAAGTAAAGTTTAGTCCTGGTGAGTAGCTAGCCCAACCAAAATTTTCTGTTGCACCTTGATAATTAATAGATCCTCCTATATATGGATCATAGAATTGATTTATAGCTGGATTACCAGTATAGTATACTTCTTGAACTACTACTCTGTCTCCAGGTTGAATCCAACCATTAGATATACCAATAGCCTGTAAATCATATATCTGAGATCCACTTAATATTGATATAGAGCCAGTGTACCATTCAACATCACCACCAACTCCTGCTGGAGCTCCATAAGTATCAGCTATAGTGATAATATTACTTAGATTAGGAACTACTACAGTATTATTTAAATTAGATCCTGTAGGTGAACCCTCTAATGTAAGATAGTTATCTTTTATTTTAGATTGATAAATCTCTAGAGCATATGTTGATACTGCCTCCTCAAAACAAGCAAAAAATTGAGTATCTTGAAGTTCTACATCCATTGTAGGATAACCTAATTTCTTTGCGCAATAATCAGCTACTCTTACTGATTCACTTGCAAATGTAGGGTCTAAATCATAGAGTCCAAAAGGCGTGCTTCCTGGTGAAAAAGATGCACTACCTGGCCAGTTTTGTGGGTTACTCATCTAAAGAATTATTTAATAATAAATATCAATATATTAAACTCTGTAGTCTAAATATATTTTTGTGATTTTGTCTACTAGATCATGACGGTGATTGGTTTTCAAAGTAATAATTTTTACTATGCCTTCATCTTCAAGAGTCTTAAAGAATCCAAATCCACTATCTGTTTTATTTGGAAGATCGCACTGAGACATATCTCCTGTAATTATCATCTTTGAATTTTTACCTAGTCTACTTAGCGCAGTATAAACTTGAGATAATTTTGCATTTTGAAATTCATCTAATATGACTACTGAATTATTTAATGTCATACCTCTCATAAATGCAAGTGGTAATATACTTATAATTCCATCTCTTAATAAATTATCAATTTTTTCTTTATTATAGAGATTATACATATTATCTATAATTGGGGTAGTAAGCCCTATTAATTTTTCAGATACTCCACCAGGTAAAGCTCCAAGTTTTTCATTTTCAGTATATACAAATGGTCGTGCTACGTAAATCCTCTCAACTTCTTTTTTAAAAAGTAAATCTAGTCCTACATTACACGCTAATAAAGTTTTAGATGAACCAGCTGCGCCTTTTAGTACTGTTATATCATGTGCTAATATTTGTTCTTTTGCTGCCTTTTGTTCTTCATTTAATTGGATTTGAAATTTTATAGGACCTTTAGGTCTTCTCTTTTCTGAAACTGTCTGATCTTGACTCATATTTACATTTTAAGAAATTAAATTAAACTCTCTTTTATATAAATATCTCATTATTATTATAAACATAAAAAAACCCAGTAGAAACTGGGTTTTTCTTTTATCTATTTTAACACTTAAACTTAAACAATATTCAAGTCAGATACGAACAAGTTCGCATAGTATTCGGGACGAACCATTGTCATAGCGTAACGAGTCATAATGCCTTTTCTTGGAGTAAAGGTGTTAGGATCGTATACCAGAGGAGTCATGATCAATGGAACATATGGGGCATATACAGCACCACACTCCAGGAATTGATTACCTCTAAAGCCCATCAGAATTACGTTCTCAGTCATGTATGGGTTTTTGTAAACCTTATAACGACTATTAAGAGCACCAATCTTCTGTACACCGAAAGCATACTTCATTGTGTCTGCTGCGCCATCAGTATCAGCTGCAAATCCTGGAATAGTTTCAAGGATAGTGGCTACTGCTGGAGAACATACTAGGAAGTTTGCACCGCCACGCATTGTTTTCTGGTGGATGATATTAGAAAGCTTCTGCATCTTAATACCAATAGTCTGGAACCAAGTCATCTGAGTATAGTATACTCCACTTGTATTTGCAACAAATGCTGTACCAGTAGAGTTGATCTGATTACCAATCTTAGCTGACCAGTAGTCAACAGTTGGCGCCTTTTGAATCAGCATATCAAGAACTTCAAGATCAATTTCAAGAGTAATATACTCAGAAAGTAGACCAGTCAATTCAGCTTCAGCATCCAGAGAATGGTAAGCATTCAGATCTTCTGCAAATTCTGGAGTCCATTGTGCTTTCAATTTACGAGTCTTTGCAGAGATAGTTTGGCTAACCATCTGAACGTTAACTTCAGGAATTGAAATAGAACTAGGAGAATAAGCATTTGGTACAGATGGAGTACTTGTACGATCTTCAAAATCACCTATTGCGTTAAAGTCAGTCTGCTTATTATAGTATACAGTCATTAAGCTACCAGTCAGTAGGTTATTTGTTGCTGTAGGGAAAGTAGAAGAGCCACTTACAATTATAAAAGACAATGTATCTGTAATATTATTGTAAGAAGTAAACTGATTTGCACTTGTAGTAGGATTTACTGTAGTTGCAAGACCAGCTACTGCACCAGTAATTTCAAAAGCACGAACACCGTACTGATTTAAATAAGGGAATAATGTTGCACTAGCATTTGCAAAGTTTACAATTGCAACTGCGCCTGCAGCAACAGATGCAGAATAGTTTGCATCAAAATTAAGGTTTGCCCAAGAAACTTGAGAACCAGTCAATACTGAAGAGGCTGTATAGCTTGCACTAAATAAGTTTAATGAATACCCAAAAGTACCAGCGCCATAAAGACCACCTGTATTTGAGTTACCAAAATCCTTAGCATCTTTTGTACCATATACTGAGCCTCCTTGTGTAAAGCCAGGGTTACCAGCAGTACCATATTGGAAATCCAGATAGAATACTAGACCAGCAGGCAGATTCATTGGCTGCACAGATACGAATTCTTTTGATGCTAATTGACCAAAGATTTTACGTACCAGTGGAAGAGCCACGCCAGCCCACTGTTCACCAGCGCCTGCTGTGAAAGTAGCACCTGAACCCGCAGAAGAGTTACCGCTTGATGTAGAAGTTTCAACTACAAGTTGCTTGGTTTGGTTTTCAAGAATTTGCGCCATTGTGCGCTGATCATTTTCATTCAGGTTTTTCAATAGACCTGATTTAGCCCATTTCTTAACGAGCTTTTGAGATACCGCAAACTGAGTACCATATGAACTCTGAGCGGTTTCTGTAAGTAGTGAATTTACTAAACTCATGTTTTTTTATTTTTGTTTTTAAATTAATTTGATTAAAGTCCTGCTAATTTTTGCATTCTTGCTACAAAAGAGTCAGATTCAACTGTGTTTATTTTTGGAGCATTTCCTGCTGGCTTTGAAGCAAAACCATATGATTCTTTAAGTTGTGCTTTTGGAGTAGCTACTACTGCTTCATTAAGAGTTGCATATACATTCTTAACTTCTTTTACTGTAGTTGCTCTATCAAATGCATTTAAAACCTTTACTTTTTGGCTTTCAGTAAGAGATTTAGTTTTGAAGATCTTATTAACATAAAGAAGTTTTGCATTTAGAAGATTTATTTCATTAAGCTCTTTTTGCATTTTCTTGATTGCTTTCTTAGCCTCTTCAAGTTCTTCAGCTTTAATTTTGTAGTCAGTTTCTTTTTCTGATGCCTTTACTGCTGCGCCTTTAGCACCTGCTACTTTTGTTTTTTTAGCTTCATCCATTTCTTCTTCTTCACCTTCTTCTTCAAGTTCTGCTAGAATTTCATCAAGAGAAACTTCTGAATCATCTGACATTTCTGGAGCTTCATCACCATCTGGTTCTGCATGTGTGCCAGCCATAGCTGATTTAATTGCATCTACAAGATCACCAAGTGTAATATCAACTACTTTAGTCTCTTGTTCAGGCTCTTGACCATCTTCTTCTTCCTCCTCATCTTCTTCTTTAGCCTCATCCATTTCATAAGACTCGTCTAATTCATCCTCTTCTTGATCTTCTTCGCCATCTTCGTCCATTGAACTAAGTTCATCTAAGATTTCATCTAGACTATCTTCATCCATCTCTTCTTCATGATGCATTTCATCCATTTCGTCCATTTCTTCTTCTTCATTTTCTTCCATCTCATCATATTCTTCTTCAAGGTCTTCTATTTCACCTTTAGGAGCTTTAGCTGGAGCATATCCTGCTTCATGACTACGAGATGATTTCTTTGTGTGAACAATATGTTCGCCTTCTTCCATTTCATCCATTTCAGATTCTACGATAGACTTACGAAGCATAGCCTTAATTTTTGGCTCAAAAGCCTCATGAATTGTTGCTTTTGCATTTGCTATAGCACTTTCTCTTACGGCTTTAGCATCAGCAATTGCTTGTGTGTAAATACTTTCCATACTCTTTTAAAGTTTTTTTTGGTATTTTTCTAATTGCTCATTGGTAGGATGTGGAGCAATATACGGAAATTGATTATTAGTGTCATATTAGAAATAACACATCTGATCATAAATATCACACTTTTGGCGAAAACAAAAAAAAATGCGCAAAAATAGCACATTTTTTTAAAATATTTTTATTTTTTATTTATTTTATGCAACAAACGCCGCTTTGCACACATATTATATCTCTTATAAGACTATGAGCTCTGCTGTATTTATCTTCTTTTACTAAATATTGTACTGATTCTCTTAAACCAGTTTGTAATTCAGGTTTCATATAACTGCCAAAATTACTAGGCGTGCTTACAAAATCCCAACATATAAGATCTAAATCATCTTCTACTTGCACAAGACCTTCTCCTATTTGAGTTACAGATCCTAATGCTCTTGAAGAAATACCAACGCTTAAATTTCTATTAAATAATTTCATTAGTATTTCTCCAGAAGGTGTATCTAATATTTCTACTCTGCCATAAAGATCTTTACCTTCCCACCATATTTCTAATATAATATGACTTACATTTTTTAAGTTTATTATAGTAGTATCTGGATGGTCTAATTCTCCAAATGATCTATTCTCTTTAATTGGACCTTCTGCATATCTTTTAGCCTGTTCTTTTAATATCTCAAAAGGATATATTCTTTTATTTGCATTGGGTATATCTGCTGAAGATAATTTACCTACTACTATCATAGCACCACCATTACGCATACCCTCTTTAAGCATGCCAATTGGTTTAAATAATGAATAGTCTATAAGAAGCTGTTTGTTCATTTATTATATATTTACTATATCGCCTTTGTCTATTGCAGTATTAGCTGAATTCTTTTGATTTTGATTCAGTCGAGAATTACTTGCTATTTTTTGTTTAAGCGCTTGTTTATTTGAAGATGTAGGTATTAAAGTGTCCTCTTCCACCTTCTTTTTTTTCTTCTTAAGAAACTCCACTACTTTCTTTATAATAGCGTCTTTTTTCTCATCTGAATTTGAAGTTTTATTTTCTTCTTTCTTTGATACTGGAGAAATATGATTTATAGACTTTTGTCCTTTATCAGCAATATGATTTATTACATTTAGTTGATAATCATGAGTATCTCCATTTTCAAGTTCTACAGTTAAAGTGCCTCCCATTATATTTTTTATAATACCATGTCCATCAGGAGTCTCTACGCCTTGATTAATTCCATATCTCCAATGAGTGTCTTCATTTATTTTTTTTTCTAAAAGACTCTCTATGATAGACTCCATTACTTTATGTTTTTTCTCAGGCTGCTTCATTTGTTTCATGCCTTTATGACCTTTAGCATGAGATGACATTTCTTTTACACCTTTTGGTTTGCCCTTTTTATTCTCAGTCTTAGTCTCTTTTGTATTAGATTTAATTTTTTCTAGACCTTTAGGTGATTTCATTTGATGGTGTGGATCTTTAAGCTCACTCTTTACTGGCACCATCTTACGTTTTTCATCTTCTTTGCGCATCTGTTTTGCATTTGATATTATAATATCATCATATGCAGTAGGATCTTTTTTAAGTCTATTGACTACTTTCTCAAGAGTTTTTTGATAAATCTCTTTTGAAATTTCTGGAAGTTTTGCAAGTTCTGTATTTACTGCTTTATAGACGAGTATAGGATTCATTCTATCAATAGAAAGATATAGCTCTTCTTGAGATTCTTTTATGATTTTCTTTGGAGATTTGCTTTCTTCTAATCCTTCATATGAACTCCACTTTCCACCATAATCTTTGCTTAAATATCCCGCAATATCTTTTGGAGTAAGATAACTCATATACGTTTTACCTCCCCAACCATATGGTTTTTTTCCTTTTACTATATCTCCTTCTATCCAACGACTTCCATCTTTATATAAAGAAACTGTAGTATTTCCATCTGTGAATTCTAAATAATCTGTAGAATCAAAGTCATCTTGATCATCATCTTCAGATTCACTCATTTTTTTAGACTCATTATGTCTATCTATCATATCACGATCAGTAAATACATGAGCTCCAGGTCTTTCATGCCCCATTGCCTCTTCTTTACTCATATAGCCAAGTTCTTCAGTATCTCCATCTTGATCTTCAATATACCACATTTGCTTATCCTCATATGGATCAAATATAATATTCTCAGCCTCTTTAATCACGCCTTTTTGCTTCAATATTTTGATAGCATCATCATATGAAGTTAAATTTGATATCCAAGGCAGATTTTGATCTTTGCGAACTTCTATAAGAAATTTATCTTTTGATATTTCTCCAGCTCTGTGTTTTGCAAATAAATTTGCTACTGTCATGTTTTATATTTTTTTATAAATATAGAGATTATTTTAATTTTTTATGCTTTGCATAAATAGATTTAATCATTTCTGTGATTTTATCCATTGTCTTTCTGGTGTGAGTCATTTCTTTAAGCTCACTTCTAGAATTAAGTTCTTCTTTTAATTGAGTTAAATACTCCATCATTCTAGATATTTTACCTAATTCTTTTCTTACTATACCTACTCCAGTATGATATTGCTCGGCATTATTACGCTCTTTTACTGCCTTTTTAAATCTTGAGTAACTTTCTTGCAATTGATCTGATTCATCCCAAAGTGATTTATACTGAAATCCACCTTTTGATGGTCTATTTGGAATTGAAGGTGCTGGAGTGAAACCAAATTTATCTACATCATATATATGCTTACGCTCTCCTGCTGTAAGTTTTGGTTCTTTGTCTTTAGTCTCTTTTATTGGTCTATATTGTGTTGAGTACCCTGTTACAATTTTTCCATCTTTAGTTTTACCTGCAATTCTTACTCGACTTCCGTCTTTCATTATTCTAGTTATTGTAACCTCATCATATCCATATTTTACCTTATCTCCTACTTTAACTTCAGAGCCATCGTGTATTTTAGCAGATTTTAATTTTGCAAATATACGATCAGAGTCAGATTTAAACTTTCCTGATTCTTGTGAAGTGTATATATTATCTTTTTCTGGAGATCTATGATTCTGCGCCTCTTTTTTTATTTTTTTCCCTATTGGCGCAGCATAGGCCATTCCAGGTCCAGGAGTAAATGTAGCACCACTACCAGCAGTTGCTCCACCACTTGTTGCAGACATTTCATCTAAAGTTATATTATGCTTAGAAAGAAAATCTTGCAGATCTTTAATATTTAATTTTCCAGATTGTATTGCCTGTGCTATTGAATTTGAAATATTCCCAATTTCATTTTTAACATCTGTTAGACTTTTTTCTTCTTCTAGAAGATGACTCATCATTGAATGTATATCCATATTTTATATTGTTTTTTTGAGTTCTTCTATTAAATCTATATATTGCAATATTCCAGATAATGTTTCATCTTTTACTCTACTAGTCTGCTTTATAGGTTTTATAAATTTAGAAATTTCTTCTAATTTTATTTTTATAACTTGATCTGGTATTTTTTTCATTAATATTTCAATATCTGCTTTTATTGCAGACATCTCCTCATTAAGATATTTTTTTAATTTTGTAGTATCTGATATACTTGTAATATATTTATTTAATACTTGCTTTTGTCTTTCTGATAAATTATCATACTTATCATTAAACTTTTCTACTAGTATTTTATAAGTAAGAATTCTAATCTCTTTATCCTCTTTCATTAAATCTTCTACTATACTTTTTGAAGCTGGTAGTTGATTTAAATTTGTCTTTGTAATATGCTCTAATATTACTACTTTATTTAAAAAGATATGCTTAGAATCTGTTTCATTTACATTTTCAGATTCAAAAGTATTATATATTGCAGCATATGTTTTATAATTATCTATTTTCGCTTTAAAAAATTCATCTAAATCATAATTAGCTTTAATTTCTCTAATAAGATTATATTTCATTTTTTGTAAAGACTCCTTATTTAGCTTTTTATACTGCTCTAATACTGTAGAAATTAACATTTCAGCTTTTGATTCTGAAAGTTTAGGACTTGTAGTAAGAGTATTATACATAGCGTACTCTCTACCAAGTTCAGTATTAGTAAAATATTTTTTCAATATCTTTACAGCTTTAGACTCTCTATTTGCTATTAGATCTGAAGTAGTCTGTCTTACAAGAAGTTCAAATAATACCCCAGAGTTGCGATATTTTGAATGCTTTATTTTTGTCATGAATTCAATTGATTCTGTTTATAAATATATCAACTTATCTGCTAATTTAGTCTTCTTTTATATTTCTTTCATCTAAGAGCGAAGATTCTTCTGATTTTTCTTCAAAAAGAGAAACTTTTTTTCCTGGAAACATCTTTTCCAAACTCTCTTTATTCTTTAGATATACGGCCATAGTACTTTCAAAACTCATTGGTCCGCCTTTATATTTAGGTTTTAATGAGTCTTCTCCAGTCTCTGCATTAGATTTCATACCATATCTTCCAATACCATCTCTGCCAAAAGCACTACTATCTGTACCAAATGTAGATTTATATTTTCTAGGTCGACCTGGTAATTTTACAGGCTCATTTGGATTTGTTTCATTATATCCAGTAGGCACATTTAAAACTTTTTGTCCTCCATAAAGACCAGCAATTTGATGTGGAGTTCCATAAGCCTGTCCAGATTCTAGTGGATCATTACCTTCTGTAGTTATTTGATCATATCTGAATTTACGTTTTTGATCTTCTACTATCATATCCTCAAGTTCACCAAAACTATCAGGTGACATATGGAATATATTTTCCCATACATATTCTCTTGGTAATATATTGCCTTCTATAGATTGATTAGCAAGATCAATTTTCTCTTTAAATAAAGCTATTCTCTCTTGATCATATATAATTGATGGGTTTGTAAGTGATAAGCTAAAATTAGCCATAGAATCATCTGTGTACCCATTTGCATAAAGATGTACAAGCGCAATCTTTTTTAGCTCTGATGCAATAATTCTTTGAATTCTTTCTATAGTACGTGCAAATCTAATATCTTCTGCAGCAAGAGTTGCTTTACCTGTGAGATCTTTCTCATATCCCATAAAAGCTTTAGGAATTTTCAAAGCAGCAAATAACTTCTCTCTAAAATATGCTACATCATCTATTCCATTATATTCAAGTCCTTTTGCGGTGTCTATTCTTGTTGTAGAATCATTGCCTCGTACTGGAATAAAGAAGTCTTCTAGTAGATTTTGCTGATTATATTTAAGATTATATTGTCCAGTATTAGGATCTATAAGAGGCGTTTTTTTCATCTTATTGATCATTTTTTGAACATAATTTTCAACTTCATTTGGTGGAATTGCACCCACATTTACATAAAATACTCTGCGTTCTGGGGCTCTAGTAATACGATGTATTAACATTGCATCTTCAATAAGCGTATATTGCTTAAATAGCTTTCTTGCAGGCTCTAGATATGATCTACCATAGGGTAAATAATTAACGTCTCCAATTAGCCTAAAATGCGCCATTTCATAGTTATCAAACCACACACCTGGATCTTGATTATTAAATGCTGATGTATATCCAGAAGTAGCCGATAGTGCTGCATTAGGGTCAAATTTAAAACGTACCTCATTTGGATTATGTGGATTATACCCCTCTTGACGTACTATATTATATGCAGAAAATGGAATTACATTATATACTCCATATTTTTCAGAAATTTCCATTTTAAGATAAAAATCTCCATATTTACACATATTTCTTATCCAAGACCAGAGATTAAATTCTATATTTAAGACAGAATAAAATAAATTTTCAAGTAATTTTTGTATAGTCTCATCTGAAGATCTTATAGTAAGTACTTGACCTTGTTCATTTTTAAGTGTACAGTTGTGTGTATATATCTTAGACCCGTCTTTAGCCTCTATAGCAAATATGTGATTGTCTCCTGCATTTACTATGTCATAAACATCTTCATATCCGCATTCTTCTATTGATACAACTTTATGATTAGATGATTTTGCAAAATCTTCTAAAGTTGAATATCCATTACCCAACACTATTCTTCTCAACTTATTGATAGTAATAGAATTACTATTACAAAAATCTGATACTAAAAATCTTTTTCCCTCTTTGTAAGTATTATTGCAATATGACCTAAATTTAATTATAGTATCAGCGCTATGGTTAGAAAGTATTTTATTTATTAGGGTTTTAGTATTATTACACTTATACACAGCAAAGAGATCTCTAATTATTTTTCTCCACTCAAATGTTATAATATTAAGTTCTTTTTGTATATCTCCTAAAATATTTTTGTGGGGATCATTTTTTATTCTATCTATTATATATGCTAAGTTTATAGATTTTTTTCTAGTAGTTTGTGTATTATATCTACCATTTTTTTCTTTTGAAATTTTATATCCTTTTCCATACATTCCATTTTTAGATCCACGGTGTCCATATACGATTTTTCTTTCTTCTGAACTCAAATTTTCCATGTAACTTTTCATGGAATCTGATTTCTTTTTCAAAAAAGACTGCTTATCTACATTTTCCCAAAAATGTTTTTGTCCTTCCATTAATTTTACGTAGTAATCATTTTTTTTGGACGGATCTGAATTTATACTAACCCAAAGGTTTTTATTATATTCAGCATGAATTTTATTATGCTCATTCCATCCTACCCACTTTAGAAAATTAGGATTATTATTTCTTTTATCAAAAGAGTCATGGTGTACTACTGGTTTTTCTTTTGCTGGAATCTGATTCCTCTGTTCTTTTAAAAATGGAACCTGATTTGCTACTATCCTATGAGTATATTCGAATTTATCCCCACTCCATATTTTTTCATATCCAGGCATGCTAGTTCCTTCTGATATTTTAGTAGAAAGAGCTAATATACTAGTACCAATTTTTATGTCACTAGTAGTTATTTGAGATCCGCCGCTATCTATCCAAATATGATTAGATGTAGCTTTTACTTCAGTTCCATCATCGAAGGTTATTTTATATACCCTTTTCTTCCCATTATAGGCCACTTTTTCAGCTTTTACTGGACGGAATTCATTAGTTTTTTCATCTAAACCATATATCCATATGTCTTTTGCTCCTGAGTCGTACAATTCTTTTATGGTCTTCTTAGTTCCATCTAAAAGAGGTATAACTGTATCTGCTCCAAGACATTCATCCGCTATAATATCCAATGCTGAAGCTATAATTGCATCTGTGTCCATAGCATCATAATCAGCATATATCTGAACTCTTGCAGATTGATAATTTTGGGCCAAATTTAGATTTACGCCATACGCAGTAGATGTAGTATAGACTTTGTGAAATCTATCTATAAGACTATTTGTCTGGATAACGCCATTTGATTGGATATTATCTGGATCCATAACACTTAGCATATTACCGCCATCATTACGGATTATTACATCAGTACTAAATAGTCTTCTTAATGCTGAAAATAGATTTTGTTGATTATTTGCCATTTTATATTTTTATATTAACCATGAAATATCCTCTGAATGAGTACCTCCCATATGAGGAATATCCATTTTCCAAGGATTTGTATTTGAATTATTTATTGAATTATATATTAAATTTGAATTTCCTGATTTAGTCATAGAGTCAAGACTAGCATAAGTTAAGCTCTCTGCAGTTTTTCTAAATCTTATAGATGAGTCTCTCATATACATGCCTATTGCAAAAGACATTACTAAATCATCATTATATCCACTTAGCGCTTGAGGTTTGCTATTTTTCCATATAAAAACTCTCAATTCTTCTAAAAGCCTCACTGATCTTATATTGACCTGCTTTGTCTCTATAAAATCTCTCATTCTTTCAATAATAATAGGTCTTGATTTTGTAGTCATTGTAAATCCAGGAACTAGAGTACTAGTATTATCAAATCTATTCATTTGCTTGTCCTGATCTAGACTAAAATCTGCTTTATGACTATAATGTAAATTTGTATATCCTCTTTCTAAAATAGATTGAAGAACATCCCAACCAATATTTGCATTTTCTACTGCAACTAGAGCATTATTATATTCTGCAGCTGTTGCTAATATTATATTTGCATATTCTCGTGTATCACACTGAGATTGAAATTCTGCTACTTGAGTTAATGTATCTACATCAATTACATGAAATGCTGAGTAGTCTGCACCATCACCTCTAGCAACATCTGCTGAAAGTAGATATGTTTTTGTAGGAGCTGGATATTCCCAAATCCATAATGATTTATCTAACCCTCTTCTTTCTAAAGGTTCTAATACTATATTCTCTTCATACCATGAAAGTATTTCTGGAATTATTACTGTAGCACCAGAACTTGAGAAATCGCAATCGCAATTATGAACTATACCATGTTCTGTTACATATGTATGATCTTCTTCAACTTCTATATTATAAACATAACATTCATATTCGCCCTCTAAGTCTTCTTTTATTAATTTTGCTTTTCTATCTCCACCTAAATATATGCTAGATAACTCTTCATTTTTTGTTTTTAAAAAAGATCCATTAAATTTAGGATGACATATACACATTCTTCCTAATATTTCAGATATATAAGGATCTAAATTTTTTGGATATTTAATACTTATATTATTAGCCCCCAATAAATTAGATAAATAATAAATATCATAATACAGATCTTCAGATGTTGTTATATATTGCTTATTATAATCTAATTTTAAACATCCACCCCCTAGTAAATATCCTTCTAATACACCTTTAGATAATTCTATATTATTATTATTATAGTAAAAATTAGATAATTTTTTATTTATAGAACTATCGCCTTCTACAAACATAGAAATTACTTGAGAAATTATTTCTGAGCATATAGAAATCTGACCCGTATTATCTTGTCTTCTTATATTAAAGGAGCTTACTCCAAATACAAGTTCTATATATTTTTGTAAATCTTGCACCCATGTATTTAATTCTGTAGAATAATTAAATGCATATGTTACTCTTAATCTAGTCTTAGATCCTTCAGCTAAATATAATCCTATTATCTTTCCTAATTCATAACCTAATTCTATATTACAATTATGCTTTATTTTATGTTTTCTGTCATTTATATAAAAAGTAGAACCAGCGCATATTTTTTTAAAATGTAAAGGATTAAATAATTCATAAATATCTATAGTATCTATTTCTCTTTTTAAATTTATGTTTTTTGGTATAGTATATACTTCATCTATCTTAGAAATAGCATCATATTTATTACTATTTTCATTAGATAAAAATGGGTGATCTTTTGTAACATAAACACATTTAGAATTTTTACTGGTTTTTATTTTGTATAAATCATTACTTTCTTTTTTATATAATCTTTTTACTCTTTTAAAATTTCCAATGTGAGTTAATACTAAATCATCAATTTTTATATCTTTTATCTCTTTTAATCCTACTGATGTAAAAATTCTAGTATTTGCACTAAAACACTCTTGTGCCGCCATTCTTATTCCAAGATCTTGATCTTGTTTATCTCTCCAAATTTGAGTTCTTTCAGGATGTACTGTCCATGGAAGTGATACAGGCACAAAACTATTTTCTTTCTTCTGAGCTTTTATATAGGATTTATGAAACCAATTACCAACACCATTAGGAGTAGATAGCGCTATACACTTACCACCAGTTGCTAATGTTTGTTGAGCTGAGCCAAAAAGTTCTTCTGCATTATCGATAAATGCAGCCTCATCCATTATAAGTAATGATACAGCTTCAGAACGTGCTGAATCACTAGCTCCAGATACTGCTTTAACTTGACTGCCATTTGTAAGTCTTAAACTAAGTCTATTATCCTCAGTAGATCCAATCTTAAGCCAAATAGGTAGATTATCATATGCAAATCTTACTTTAGTAACCATATTCTTAGCCGTCTCTTGCTTTGTTGCAATAACTAAGACGTTTTTATCTTTATGGAATAACATCAACCACAGACTATATGCTGATGCTAAAGTAGATATACCTAGCTGCCTTGATTTATTTATAATAACATTTTTATCCCCTGAAAATAATTTTAATACTGCCTCTTGAAATGGATATAAATCAAATAACTGCCTCCCTCTTTGAGGGTGTTGAATCATATAATATTTTCTCATAAAATAGACAGGATCTGTAGCACATTTTACAAACTCCTCTCTAATTTTATCTTTTATATTAAGTTGTTTATTTTCATTTTCTGGCATAAAAACTTTTATAATAAATATACTATATTTTTTTATGTATATTTATATCATAATAATATAAAATAAATATTATATAAAATCTATCTTAAAAGTTCTCTATGTAGTTTCAGGTTTTTCTACTGGAGTTTCTTCTTTTGGAATTTCAGATTTAGGTCCTATTTCTGATTCTGGTCCTTGAGCTTTTGCTGGAGCGCCAAATCTTTGTAATCTTGATATTGCAGTAGTAGCTCTTTGTATTTCTGCTATATTTAAAAGATAGTATCTCTTTCCTAATACAGTTGCTTCATAGGCTTTGCCCATATAAGTCATATAAAATATTTGACTATTTTTAAGAAGTACTTTAAATGTAGTAGGTTTTTCAGACATAATAAACACTCCAGAAAGATATTCTTTAAAATTATCACCCATGAGCGTAATAAGATTTTGATTTAATCTTTTATACTTTTTAAGAATATATCCCATCGGATCAGCATCAAATTCTGGATTTGAATGATCTTCATGAACTTCTTTTATTATTACTTTTAGTATATCTGCTAATTTTATCACTTTTTTTCAAATTTAAATCCTGTTAATTTTTCAATCTCTTCAAGATCAGTTTGCCAATGATCTAATCCTAATGGATGATCTGTTGAATTTTTAAATATATAAGACTTAAATTCGCCAGTCTTTTTAATATAAATAACTTTCCAACATGCCGTAGGAATAGTTAAAGATTTTATTTTTTTAGCACATCCCACTGATCCACACCATACATATATAGAGTCATATTTAAGAGCTAATTTTCTAGTTTGAGTTTCTAATGATTTCCAATCTCCAGCATTAAGAGAGTGATATTGTGGAGCCATATTAGAAAAATAAAAACACTCTTGTAAAAGTTTTTTATCTCCACATTCATTATCTGCTGCAGGACACATATGTCCACGATCAGTACCAGAACCCACATAATCTTTTGCTAAATTAGTCTCTTCATATAGAAGTGGATCTGGTGCAAATGCATCTTGTCTAGGGAGTGGAGTAGAACATTCAACTCTAGCTTTAGTCTCCCACCATTGTACTAATACTGGATAATGTAGACTTTTTGAATATGTAGTAGTATATCCAGTATGATATACTGTTACTGTGTCTTGACCATAGCAAATGAGTATAGATAATATACTTACTATAACTAATAATATTATTTTTTTCATATTTATATTTAATATTTGACTAATGTGATGATCTCTCTTGTGCATACTCATTTACGCTATGAATATAATCGCTTGCTAATGTTATATATGCTGCAACCCATCCTGGAAGTTCAGTTCCTGGTTGTATTATATTATATAATTGACTTGCATTTTTAATCATATCTTTGATTTCTGCTCTTGCCATAGTAGCCTGATGTCCAGAGTCTGGTTGACCCCATACATCATTTTCATGAGATTCTTTACCACAATCTGAACAATAACCATTAGGTTCTATTTGACCATCACATTCTAAACATGTCATATCTTCAATTGGATAAATTGATTTTATTGAATTCATATCTTGATTTTGTAAAGATGGCATTGTATATGAATCTCTGCTTTCATTACCATATGATATTCTAGGAGTCTCTTTTGAATTTCCAGTAAATTCTTTTATAAATTGTGATAATTTTATCATATTTTTATTTTTTTATAAATATTAATTATTTTTTATTCTTTTACAGAAAACCAGTCACTACACCACTTATTTGGATCTTCTATATCCATAACTCCACTCCCATTCCAAGACTGAAAATATTGATTTCCACAAATATGCTGATCATTAGTAAAATGATAATATTTACATTTTGCACAGCTAAAACCATGTTCACTATACATAAAAGGTTCGTGATTTGAAGGAAGATCTATAGGACCTTTATTTTCCTCTTGTAATATTTTTATTAAACTTATCATTTATATCTCTTTAGAATGATTAAATAATTTTTCTGGATATATTCCAAATCTGGCATTTTCTATTCCAGCCTGATTATGTCCATACCTATATGATACGGCCATTATTGGATTATATTCACCAGTAGGAACATTTCCATATTCATAAATTCCATGCGTTCCTATTAATTTATATACAGACCCTGATTTTTTTATTCCTAAATTACCTATAACTAATATTTGCACTTTATTTAATCCAAAGCTCTCTCCAACTCCAAATACTGACTGCTCTTTTAATTCATTACTTTTAATATTTCTATAATAAGAATCACGCGGATTTATAATATAGTCATATTCTTTTTTTTCATCTAACTCTTTTTTAGATTTAATAACTGCTTTAACATCTTTTACAAAATTTTCTACTTCCTGATTTGAATTTTTTATAAAATAGTTTATTCCACTATATTGCTGATATTTTGTTCCTCCTTTATGAGATACAAATATTTCATCTCCACTATCAGAAAATAATACATAATCTGCTTTTTTATTAGTATAATCTCTTCTTCCTCCAATTATATTTTTATATACTTTTCCATCTTCTAATTCTATATCAACTGATCCTCCAAATTTATCAAGATCTGCTAAAAAAGATTCAAGTCCAGACTGTTCTCCTTTTGCACCTCTTAAATTTTCAGCTTTTGATACTACTATATAAACCTCTTGACCTGTTTTATAATCCCCAATATCACTATTTATTTTTATTTTATAGGTTTCATATATAGATGATTTTGAACCTGCAGAGTAGTCTTTTCTGTCTATTTTATTTAGACTATAGTTTTTTTCTTTTACTCCTAAAGACTCCATAATATTCTTTATTACCTCATCTGGTTTATCGGATTCGGGTATTATATATCTAAGATGCTCTCCACGACTTATTTTTCTGCCACCTCTATATCCTCTATGATCAAGTTCTTTTTGTATATCATTAAATAATGGCATACTTGTTTTTATTTCAAATAATAAATCAATAAGTTTTATCATTTTTTATTTTATAGAATTATAAATAATATTAAAGTTTTTAATTCTTTCTTCTATCCCAATATGACCCCCATTTACACATTTTGTTACTGCTGTTACTGCTTCTACTGATGCATCTGTACACTTTGATAGACATCTTTGAAAAAACCATGCTGCTGAAGCTAGTGGATATTTAGTAGAAACTAGATCTGGGTTTGCTACACAATCTTCTCCTATTGCTTTTGAAAATAGGGCGTAATTATCTTTTCCGGTAAGTTGAATATATCCTCTGCCTCTAAATTTATATCCCTCTCCAGATATTTCTGAACCATTGCCCATTCTATTAGCATATATTAAATTAGCTATTTTTTCAGGTTTACGTTCATATAAATTGGCTTTATCATCAGTAGGAAAATACTTGCTAAATATAGATCTTAATCCTTTAGCTCCATAATTTAGATTCTCAATAATTGATTTAAAATTTCCAGATTCGTGCATTACTTGTGCTAAAAAATGAGCTAATTTTAATGGCGTATCTAATCCAAATTTAGCTATTGTATCTGGTAATTGCTCTATAACATTATCAGGAATATGTCCTTTTAATTTTTGAATATCCATATCTTAATTTTCAATGGGTTTATCACTATTAGTTTTCTGTGTTCCAAAATAATATGAGAATATCATTAGAGTTAATGTCTTAATCATATCAAATAACTGATTACTCATTTCATCAGTCAATAATTTAATCTTAAATGCAATTACTTTATCTACTATAAATAAGGCAACTAAAGATGCAAATATCATTAATATAAACCTAACTAATACATCTCTAGTTTGATGTATAAATAATTTATTAACATAGACTGCTGATCCTATTATGAAGCCAAGCCCCATAACTATACCAGAAATCATTATTATCATATTATCACTTGAAAACATATTTTAAATTTTTATGACTTTACTAATTTTATTTTATCAATAAAATCTGCTCGGCGTATTGCTGGGATTTTTTTTATTTTTTCGATTATACCATCGATTATAGTTTTATCAAATTTATCAAATGGTGCTGGATCTACTTTTACACTAATATCTACAATATATTTTTTAAGTTTTTCTGCGGATGGCTGCCGATTATTTGTAACACGTACTACAGTAATACCTGTGATAGCTCTTATATCAGAGAGAATATCTGCAAGAGATCTTTGAGTAGTATCTGCCATAAGTGTACCATTTATTTGATATATTTTAGGACTAAGTGATTCTTCTACAGTTGAGTTTATTTTTTTAGCCGCAGCGACTGCCTTTTTAAAAGCTACACCACCTTTACGAGCAGGTTTCTCTCCTCGTTTATGTTTAGCTTGAATATTTGCCCAAAGTCCAGGTTTATTGACTTCTTTTAATATGTCTATTAATTTTATCATATTATAATTTTAATATTTTTATTTTTAGTAACCCTCTCCCCTTTATTACTCTATGCCACACTCCTCTGGGTATAAATATTTGACCTTTTATTTCAATTGGTAAATTATTATCTAATTGAAATTTCCAATCTGCGCTGTCTATAGATTCTATTATTCTGTCTTCTTTATCTCTGTGCCACTGTAATTCTATAGGATCAATATTCTCATCAAATTCTCTGATCAAAACTTCATTTTCTAAAACATCTTTATATGGTCTCATATTACCAAAATCCTGAAAAATTACTTTTTAATCCTAAAAGTTTTGCAAATCGTGGCAATCTGCATGCCCACCAGCCAGCTTGAGTTTTATCTTTTTTCTGTGCGCATTTATGTCTTGCTGCAAAGCTCTTTCTGGCTGCTGGATTATTAATTTTAGCCTTAAGCCCAGTAGTATCTCCAAAACTAACCTTCTTTATCTTTCCTGTCTTGGGATTCCTGACAAATACATAAAACTTCTTGCTGCCTCCTCTATGTGGTTTATTGAGCTCTACATGCTTTTTTGGTTTAGACTTTGCTTTAACCTCTAGTAAAAAATCAATTGTCATTGGGTAGTCTAGCGGAACTGATATGCCATTGTAGTTTCCGGTTAATCCTAGATCAGTTTCTGTCAGGTACCATGTATCTTCATCGCCTAATGATAAAAGTCCTCTATTTAGCAACTGACGCGCTTCTGTGAAAAGAGCCACAAAGTTTGCTGATTGAGGACGATAAATATTTTCATTTAAATCAAGTGAATTGTCCAAATGATAAGCAAGCCCCTCAGATATAAGGAGCTTGTTTACAGATTCATCTAAAGTTATCTTGCTTCTATCACAGCACATATTAGTGTAAATATTGTAGTTTATAAAGGGTTGTCTCTATCAGCTGGTAGATCTCATCAATTAGATTCTGAAGATATGTGTCTTGTGGAAGTCTAGTTCTAATAGTATCTACATATTTAGATAGAGCCATAAAATAAACTATAGGATCATTATCTTCTCTAAAAATTGCTGGACCGTCATATTCAGTAATAATTCCATATTTGCCTTGATATGCTTCTACCCACTCATCTACTAGATCAACTATCTCATCATAGTATTCATTAAGAGCTTTATGTTCAGCAAAAGAAGAATCTCCTTGAGCTTGCCAATGAAATATATGAGCTTGTGTTCTCGAAGCTAAAAGAGTTGATACGAATTTTGGTACAAACGGATTCATATTTTTTATTTTAAATCTAATTTTTTAATTGTATCTACTATAAATTTAGCAGCATCTTTAGAAGAATATCCAAATTCTTTTGCAATTCTTTTTACAAATGATTCAACCATTTTTTGCTCAGCAGATAAATTACTAGAAATTTCATCCATATAATTTTCATTTAAATCTTCTTTATCCCCTTCTTCTTTTTTAGATTTAGAAACTTTTTCAAGTTTACTCATCAAATTTTCTATTTGAGATGATATAGCGGAAATATGATCTTTGTGCTCTGATGCAGTTTTAGGATTTTCTTTAATCGCTTTTATATGATCTTTGCGCTTCTTTTCAAGTTTATCAATTGTAGTAGTTAATTTTTTAGCTACACTATCTTTCTTCTCTTCTAGCTTTTTCATATCACCTTCATATTGTTTATGAATATCTTCTGCTACTTTTTTAGCCTCATCTTGAGTTGGATATACACCATGTATAGTCTGATGATCAATACCATGATGTTGAGCGCCCATTACTGGATCAATTTGTTTAACCATATTATCAGGAGTACATCCAGGATATGGCTTAAGTACTGTATGAATAGTACCTATTGCATTATCATAATTTTCTTTTACTACTTTCTTTTTAGTAGGAAGTCCTTTAGTTTTAGTAGAAGCAAACTCTTTTGCTGATTTCTTTGTCATTGATTTAGCTAGTTTAGATATTTTTTTTGATGGAGATTTCATTTTTCCTGTTTGCACAGCATGAACCATGCCCATTAAATGTTGTTGTGATTTTGATTGACTTGGCATTATATGTATATTAAATAATTATTTTTCTTTTTTAATTCTGGATAAATTTTAATGATTTTATTCATTATCATATCCACAATTCTTTCTCTTGATTTTGATACTGGATTAAATTCTAATTTATTTGGTTTTTTATTTAATAAATATTTTGGTATTATTTCATTAATTAATATTTTATAAATAGTATTTATTTTCCTATCATCTGGGCAAGATTTTATAACTGTGGGATCTTTTAATAATTTAGGATTAAAAACTATTGGCGCGTCTTCATTTACTTTATATCCACTTTTAAACTCCTTAACTCCTATAATATACACTGCTATAATAATATTGCCGCATCTATCCTCAAACTCCCATGCTACGTGATCTCCTAAAAATTTTCCACTAGAATACTCTGATTTACGATAATCATATGTAGAAAATTCATCTATTTTTAATTCATTTAATTTAATATACTTTTCTTCTAATAAGTCTGAGGCGTTATGCCCTTCTATAGACCACTCTTTTAATAAATTAAAAAAATCTTTCATTTACTATAAATATATTATATTCTCACTTCTTTTGCAGCTTGTAAATTTTTCTTTATCTGCTCATATACTTTGGATTTATCTCCACCTTTCCAACTTTCAATTTCTCCATTTTCTGAAACAAAAGACTCATCTTGAGCATTATACCATTCTTCAAGGGCGTTTTCTACCTCCTCTAAACTTGAATTTTTATTTGAATTTAAAATACCTCTTTCATACTCTTCCCACTTTCCAGATCTTTTAATTTCAGCCTCCATCTCTATAACACAATCAAAACATTTTCCGTGTATAAAGTACATTTTTTTATTTATATCATGAGATTTAAATGGAGTATTACAATTTGGACATTTTATAGGAAGAGCAATTAATTTCTTTATAGAATCTAATTTTGTGATTGTCTGCTTTATTCCTTTTTTTATTGTCCAAGTTTTTCCATTCTCTTCCCAAATGTCTCCTTCTGAATGGTCTTCAGTCTTCTTTTCATATCCTGACTGTATCTGGGTCTTATCTCCAGTTTTGCCCTTTAATAGATTTCTTAATCTGGATATATCTTTTTTTGAAAACTCTTTATTTAAAACCGTTTCTTTTTTCATATTATATAACTTTATTTTTTTGATTCATATATCAATGGTTGAATTTCTCCATAATTTCTCATTATTATACCAGCTATATCGTGTGCGTCATTTTCAATAGGGCTTCCAGTCTCTCCTGAATCTGGTTGTAATAGTCCTAATTCATTTTGCCTGTGATGAGTCAATTCATGGGCTAAAGTGCGCATTACATCTAAAATATGTCTATTTTTAATATAGACTACAAGAGATCTGGTTTGATTTGAATATTCTCCAAAAGTTCTTTTTCCTAAGA